CGGTGATCTGATCGGCCGCAGTGTAGATGGCGTTGGTCGTGGTTGTGGTCAGCGTGCGCTTCACCGTAGCCCCGTCGAGGATCTCGATCTCATAGGCTTCGACCTCCTCGATGAGCGGCACCTCCACTGCACCCCAGTTGTCGGCCGAGAGCGCGCGGGACCGCCGCGTCCAGCGGATCGTCAGATCGCCTGGTGTACGCGGCCTGCGCCACGGCTGCTCGACATGAGCGACTGAGAATGGCCGCAGCCCAGCGCCTTCGGGCGTGAAGCTGGCCGCGACATAGGTCTCATCGCTGACAGACCGGCTTGCCGGACCGATGCGCCAGGTCCAGGGCAGTCCGAGATCGGCCTCAGCGATTGGCAAAGACGCCAACGTTTCGTCGAGCACCACCACCCGAGCGCCCAGTGGTGCCGGATTGGCCATGGCCTCTTCCGTGCCGCGCTGGCCACGCAGCAGCCGCGTCAGACTATAGCTGCCCGGCGCGATCAGGTCTGCTGTTCCCGCCTGCACAATTTCCCACGTGCCGGGCGCGCTTTCGATGGCAAGCGCATTGGCCCCACCGAACAGAGTCAGGTCCGTGACGCTTTCCAGCGTGCCAGAGAGCAGATCAACGACCAGCGCATTGCCGAGATCGAAGCGTGAGGTGGGCCCCGGGTAGAAATCCGAGACCAGCGTCCCGATCCGGGCACGGCCGCCAAGTGTCGTCAGTAGCTCAAACCCGTCCGTCGATGGGCTGCGAAACACCGCCATCTCCCCCGGCCAGGGAACGGCATGAGCTACGACAAACGGCCGATGCGCAGCCTGATCCTCGGTCAATTGCGGCAGGTCCAGCAGCACCACCTCTGGCGCACCGAACACCACGGCTTTTGATAGCGAGGACGGTCGTGGGGATCCGGGCGGTAGATCGTGGGCTTCCCGGTCCTGGCGAACTGCTTCGATCCCGCGTGCCTCGGCATCCGCGATGGAGACGAGCCGTAGCGGGATGTGTCGACCGTCATGTTCCAGAGTCACGACGTCCGCCGGATCCAGCGCCAGCCGTGAGGGAGGCAGGCGAAACGCGGTCGTCTCCCGCCCGGTCCAGGCTTCCATCAGCGCCCGGCGGCAGCGACGTTCGGCCTCTTCTGGCGGGACCGCCATGGGAAAGCTCGCCGAGGCGATCCGCGTCGTATCCACCGTGATGCGGCGCGCCTCGACAAGGGCGGCGTCGTAATCCTCGTCGGCCCGGGCCACCTGCCATTTGAGCGCCTGCGGCAGTTCGGTTTCCTGCGCACGCGTGAGTTCCAGAACGTCGCCCTCTCGGGCCGCAACAAGATCGTCGTGCATCACACTGGCTACCGCGGCGCGGCCGCGCATGACGAAGCGGATCACGCCCTCGGTCTCGACCGCGTCGAAGCCGAAATGCCGCGACAGCGTGGTAATCGAGGCGCGCGGGCTTTCCAGTGCGCCAATCGCATAACCTTCGAGCGCACCCCAGAGACCGGTGACGTCGATCCGAGTCTCGGGCATCCCCGCGCGCAGGCAGAGGTGCCGGGCCAGCGCCGCGAGCGACACTGCCCCAAGCCGACCGGTCAGCCAGTGCCCGAGCCGCCAGTTCGCGCCGTCAGTCCAGACGTCGGTGAGCGCCGGGAAGAACGGATAGGGTCGCGCGTCCCACGTCCAGGCGGCGCATTCCGGAACGTGCACCATCCGGCCGTCATAGACCGACGAGACCGGGTTGTTTGTGGCCTCACCCCACCATAGATAGGTCGCCTCAAGATAGGCGCGCTGGATCGAGTCGTCGCGCCAGCCCCGTGAGAAATGCGGCGTGAAGCTCTCTGACGACTTCGGGTCGAAGAAGACATTCGGCTGGTTGGTGCCGCGATCAATGGCCGGGCAGCCCAGCTCGGTGAACCAGACTGGCTTGGATTGTGGCACCCATGCCGTTGGAGTTCCGCTCTCCACCCCACCCGGGCGGTTGTAATGCGGGTTCGACCACCAGGCGCGCAAATCCTTGTAGCGGAACACCCATGGCTTGCTGGCCGCGCCATCGGTAATCGCGGTGCGGACCTGAGCGGTGCGATCAGCCTCGGAGCCATAGAACCAGTCGAAGCCTTCCCCGCGCGCAATGTTCCCCTGCAGGTAGGCTCGGTCGTAGATCGCGGGCCAGCCCTCGGCCGCATCGGCATGCTCGAACCCGTCGCGCCAGTCCGACAGCGGCATATAGTTGTCGATCCCGACGAAATCGATCTCCGGATCGGACCAGAGCGGATCGAGGTGGAAGAAGACGTCGCCGCTGCCATCGCCTGGCTGGTGCCCGAAATACTCTGACCAGTCGGCGGCATAGCCGAGGCTCACACCCGACCCGAGGATCGAGCGCACATCGGCGAGCAGATCCCGATAGGCCTGCACTGCCGGATAGGTGCTGGCCCCAGAGCGGATCGTAGTCAGCCCCGGCATTTCTGTTCCGATCAGGAAGGCATCGACCCCGCCCGCCGCCGCGCAGAGATGCGCGTAGTGCAGCACCATGCGCCGCAGGCCCCAGTCGCCGGATGGCCCGATCCAGGAGACCGATTGACCGGAGACGCTGAAGTTCGCGGGCGTCGCCGCGCCGAACAGCGCCGCGACCTGGCTTGCGGCCGTGGCGGTCTTGTCCACCGTCCCGGCGAACCCCGCTGCAGGTGAACAGGTGATCCGCCCCCGCCAGGGGAAAGCGGGCTGCCCCGTCTCGGTGGCATTGTCGGAATACGGGTTCGGCAGCGTGTTGCCAGTCGGCACATCCATCAGGATGAAGGGATAGATGGTGACCCGAAGCCCGCGCGCCTTCATCTCCTGGATTGCCTGCACCACGGCAAAATCAGCAGGCGTGCCGCCATAGACCGGGCGATCCTGTTCGTCGCGGCTGACGAGGAAGGCATTGGCGCGGCTGACGCCATTTACCGACCATGTCGACGGCGTGGTGGTCTTGGCGGTCACCTCAACCCCGGGCCGCACCTTGCAATTACCCGCCCGCAGGTCGTCGCCGAACCAGGCCACGACCAGCGACACACTTTCGACGTTCGGCGCCATCGCCTGCAGGCGATCCAGCGCCACCACCATATCTGCGGTATCCGTCAGCGCGTTGAGGTTTTCGGGCGACTGTGATCCGCTGCTGCCCTTCCGGATGCCCTGCGTGGCGTAGGCGAATTCGCCCGATGCCGGGATCATGGTCACAGCCTGCGTGAGACCTTCCGCCGTGTCCGGATCGGCAAGCGGGCGAAACACCTCGAAACTCAGCTGCGGGATGCGGTTGCCATAGTTGCCGAGCGGTAAATCCTCGAAAACAACATAGGCGGTGCCGCGATAGGCCGGTGTGTTTGCCGCGCCCATCTTCGCCGAAATGAACGGATCGGCCGTTTGCGCTTCGTCCCCCGGATACCAGCGCCAGGTGATCCCGGCGGTATCCAGCAGCTTGCCGTCGGCCCAGATGCGGCCAATGCCGGTGATCGGCCCCTCGCAGAGCGCGACGGCGAACGAAGCGTAGTAGAAATACTCAGTCGTCTTGACCTTGCCGCCACCCCCTCCGCCCTTGCCGCCACCCTGCGTGGTCGTCTTCGTCTCCTCGCGGAAATCCGTCGCCCAGACGATGTTGCCACCGATCCGCATGCGGCCGTAGAGGCGCGGGATCACTGCCCCTTCGGTGGCCGAGGTGATGCGCAGATTGTCCATCCGCGCACCTTCGATCCGCTGGGTCGGCGCAAGCGAGGAGATGATCCAGCTGTCGACAACCGAGCCGATGGTGGAGCCAATGAAGCCGCCGATGGTCGCGGCGCTGACGCCGAGGATCGCGCCGCCAATGCTGCCGCCAATGGCAGCACCTGCGGCACCGAGAACGAGGGTGGCCATGCGATAATCTCAGCGTTGTGGGAACAGGAAGGCGAAGGCGATGCGCCGCCGCCAAGCGGGCGTCAGCTGTTCCTCGATCACGCCGAGCCGCTCGTAGGCGTGCAGGAAGGTATCGGGCCCGGTCAGGATCCCGACATGCTTGGCGATGGCGCGGGGCCTCATGCGGAACAGGACCAGCGTTCCTGGACCGGCCTCGGCGGGCGACACCTCGATCATCATGCGCCGCGCGCCCTCGGCCAGCACCTCGCGCGGACCCGTCTCGCCCCAGTCGCGGCTGTAGGCCGGGATCGGGAACGGCTCGGGGCCGACGACCTCGCGCCAGACGCCCCGGGCAAGCCCGAGGCAGTCGCAGCCGACGCCCCGAAGGCTCGCCTGGTCGTGGTACGGCGTGCCGAGCCAAGAGCGTGCAATGGCGATGACTCGGTTGGGATCGGCGGTGGCTCTCGTGCATCGCGATGCGATGCACTGCCGCCCGTCGTTTTCGCTGAAAACGACGTTGGTCACAGCACGAACCCCTCGTGGCCGCCATCCTTTGTGGCGTAGCGGAGGACGGCATCCTGGCCGGGGATGTGCGGGAAGCCGCGGAAATTGGCGGTGTTGGCGAACTTCGCCCCGCAGGTCTCCATGCGCTTGTCGCAACCCGCACGGATGGTGAAGCCGTCACCCTCGGCGATCGCGCGCACCGGCGCCTCGAGCAGGGTCAGGATCGCGACGCCGTCCGTGACGTCATGGCCCAGCACCTCGGTGCGCCGCCCCGCGTTCTCTCCCCTCGTCCAGTCCAGCGTGCCGAAAGTGAACCAGCCGGAGGCGAAGCCCCCGAGCCCCGAGGCGGTGAACGCCCGGTCCCGCAGGAGATCGATCACGGCGCCGGTGCCGCTGAAGTCGGGATTTTCGATGTCCACTCCGCAGCGCGTATCGCCGAGCGCGGCATCGCAGGTCGCCTGGAACGTCCGCCCGACCGTCTGGCCCAGCACATGGGCGAGCGAGCGAACCTCGGCGACGAAGGCGAGCCGCCCGCGCCGGATCTGACCGATGGCGCCCCGCCGCATCAGCACGCGCTGGCCGGGATCAGACCAGTTCACCCGCCAGACCTCGATCTCGGCGTTGTCCCAGCGGCCGTCGAGGATGTCGGTCTCGGTAATCCGGTCCGAGGTCAGCACACCCTCGGCATCCTGCGCGTCGACGGACAGGTCCGAGCCGGAGCGCACCTCGGACGCCG